GAGAAGAAGCCAAAGTCAATTCGCATCCGTTAAAAATAATGATATGCTATAGGTAGCTAAGGTTTTCCGAAAGGACGCTACCTTAGGAAACAACCTGGGCATGTTGTTAAAAGGCCCTAAAAATCATCAGAAAGTACATACTTTAAATCTGGTTGATAATATTTTTTAGGGTCTAACATTTTCTGTCTTTCATTTCTTTCTTCAAATGTCATTTGATTAAAAAAGCTTACAACTGTAATTCTAGTTCCGCTAGTAATTGGATGAACTTTATGTTCTAAATTATATGCTGACGGAAACATAAAAAGCTGACCAGCCTTAGGCTTTATCTTTACCCCAAAATGAATAAAGTCTAGCTCTCCGCCCTCATAATCGTCGTTTGGATAATAAACCATTGACGTGGTTCTTGGTGTAGCAAAAGAATCATCTGGATGCATTCCAAAAAATTCTCCATTACCAGAAAATTTTGTAATTCTCATGGCCTCACGACTATGTGGATCAAGATTCCAGTGATAAAGATATGAGTCTATTACCTCCTCAAAGGCATCTCTCATTTCTTTGCTTTTCCATAGCCAACAAGTTTGGCTTTTTTTGCCAGTCTCTTCATCAAGATAATCTTCTCTAATCCACTTGATGTCATTTTCTGTTGCTTCTTTATCCCAAAACTCATCTGATTCAATTTTTTTAAAGAACTCCATTGACCCAGGCCAGACATTATCATAGATGTGTACCCCTGGAATAGGGGAATAAAACTTAAATTTATTACCTTTTCTACTGGTTGTCACGCCATTGCGGTGATCTTCCATTTTTTCGTGGTGCATAAAACTCCTACCTTCTATAAAAATTATAGCATATCTATGCTATAATCTATATGTAAGGATTTAAGCTATGAAAGAATTATTGTTTGTTGCTGGAAAGAATTGCCTGCTATCAGAAGAAATGCAAGCAAAAGTTGCTCTATTTGAAGAACTAAACCCAGACATAAAAGTCACTAGGCTATTTGCTGGAAAAGATGAAGATGTTTTTGCTCAAAAAACTGATGGCTATCGATTTTCTAGTACACCAGCATTCGCTGCAATAGAAGACGGCATAGTTTTAGATAGACATGAAGGCAAAGTTTGTGAAGTAAGACTGTTAAGAATGTTTACTGGAGAAACTCCAAGTTTGGATACTAGTAATGTTCCTGTATCTACTGCTAAAGACAGATTAATTTTCTTTTCTGGATCATGGTGCGTATATTGCAAGCAAATGGATGAGGTATTGGCAAAATTTTTACGTGAAGACCAGGACTTTGAGTTCTTAAAGCTAGATGTCGAAGAAGACGCAGCTTTAGTTCCTCCAAACTGCTATCACCAAGAAATTAATGGTGTTCCGAATTTCTTTTGGATTAAAGATGGCGCTTTTGTAAGATCTCATGCTGGAATGATGACAGTTCAACAGCTAGAAGAATTTATTAGCTAATATATAAATCTTTTTGGCTTTTTTAATTGCTTTTTTATTTTTCTAAAGCGATACCATCTTATGATTTTTTTAAACATTTAACCACCCATTTTCCTTAATTTTTTCTAGAAACTTATGTTTCCAGTACTCATGAAATAAAATGCCATTATGGCCATCTCTTCTTTCAAGATCATGCTGTTTTATTTTTCCGTCTGGTCTCAAGCTTTTAATAAAAGACATAAATTCTTTATTGTTTAGGTGGATATAGTTACTTGAAAAATTAGCATTTAAGTAATTTTCATTTTCCATAAAATCCCAACTGGCCCACAAAAATTTAATATTTTTTTCTAAGCATAATCTTTCAAACAGTTTCCATCCAGCAACAAAATCGATAAACAACTTTCTGTGTTCTAAAACTGTTAATGGCTTTTTTGCAAAAAAATCTAAATCGTTATGGTCTATGCTGAGCCCTTGACTATTTGGGTACCTATGTACATAAAACCATTTTTCTTTATGCATGTTCCAGTCCCAAAATCTTCCAATGTTTGGCAGTAAGATAAACAGGTATTCTGGATATCCATATTTTTTGGTATAAACTAAAAAATTTGAAATTATTTTTTGCCACCCAAAACCAGATCTTGCTATTGAAAAAAATCCAGACAATAAATTTTTATTTTCAATTTCATTGTGCAGCATTTTTGTCCAAACTGTTTCAAGGTTACCACCAACACCCTCTGTTTGAGAGCAACCAGCAAATAAAATATGCAATCCATTATGTATGCCTGTAAAGTTGTCTGACCTAAAGCCATCAGTATTAAATTTATAAAATATTGTTTTATCATCAGAATCTATATTCTCTGAGAAATATAAAGTAGATTCCATTTCATAGTTATCTAAGGGTAAAAGGTTCATCCAGGTTCTATCAAAATCATCTGCAAAAACATCTTTATCAAAAAACACTGAATTATTACTAGAACCCTCTTTATTAATAATAAAATCTTCTTGTTTATTAGTCAACCTTTAGCCAACCCCTTTTTTTAATTTCATTAGAAAATTCTCTTAGCCAAAATAAATGCTTTAATCTTCCAGAATGTCCGTCTCTTCTATCTAGATCACCAGTTAATAGCTTGCCGTCAGGTCTTGATTGCTCAATAAAAGTTGTCCAGTCTTTATTATTAATATCAAAGTAATTATTGAACTGCTCAAACTTAGTTAAGTTTGGCCCCTCCTCATGATCCCAGCTAGACCATAGCAACTTAACTCCATTTGTTTCACAATAATGCTCAAACAGTTTCCAGCTTACAATAAAATTAATTAAGTGCTCTTGATGTTCTTTAAGGGTTGTGTGCATTTCTGCGAACTCACGATGAGCCGTTTCTTCACCATCATACCAAATTGGAAATTTTTGAACATACCACCAGGTTTTTCTTTCTAAGTCCCATTCAAAAATTCTACTGACATTTGGTAGTAATACAAAAAAATAATCTGGAAATCCATATTTTTTTACATAAATCATAAAATTAGAAATAATTTTTTGCCATCCATATCCAGCCCTTGCAATACTATAAAAGCCAGATATATTATTATTTTTAGCTGATATTTTATCATAAAGCATCTTAGTCCATACCTCATCAAGTGGAGCAGCAATGCCCTCTGTTTCGGAACAGCCAGCAAATAAAATATTAGCTTTGTCTTTTGATAACTTTATAAAGTCATCACTACGAAACCACTCATTATTATAATTATATACAACTGATCCATCGTCCATGTCTGGGGTAGCATCAAGTTGATGAAGTTCTACTGGGTTAATAGTAAGAGTTTTATTATCATTATTTCTAAAGTTTTTGTTAAAGGCCCACGTTATATCAAAATCATTAAGAAATACATCTAAGGTAGCAGTTCCAACATGAATAACTGCGTCAGTGATAAGATAGTCTGGTTTATTTTTTTTATTCATTAAAAATTTCTCCTTAGATAAATATCGTAAAATCCTACTGGATGTAGTGCCAAAGCGTCCACGCTCCAGTTTTTATGAAAATGTAAAAATTCATTGACTGTTTGAAAAGTTCCATATGGCATATCTTCTATAATTCCATCATAGATTAAATAATCATTAAAACCAAGAATTCCACCAGGCTTAACAAGCTTATACGCTGCCTCTGTCAATTCTCTAATTTCATATCTTTCATTTCCTGTATCTAAATATATGTAGTCATAGTCATTGTCGGATAATAATGATGCTGGAGCCTCTCCCTTAATTGTTTTAACATTTTTGTATTTTGAAAATTTTTCAATTATATATGCCTCGTGGGTTTCTGGGGTATACAGCAATTCATGCTTTTGATTTTGACACTTGCACTCTCCGTATTTTCTCCATGACCAACATTTTAAATCTTGGTTATAAAGATCGGCAAGATGGGTTTCTATTGGGTCAGCAACACTGCAAACATAGTTTGAGTAATATCCCCAAGCAACTCCAACCTCCATCCATTTCATATTTTTAGGAAGAGTTTTTGCGTATTCTTCACGGGAGCTAAAAATTTTTGCGTTTGCAAGTTGATCTTGATCAATTACCCTACCGCTTTCAATTTCACCTTTAGGGAATGTATAGGTTTCTCCCTTATCTAAATATCTTGTAGGAATTAACAACTGTCAACCAATCTTTTATAATTAAATTATAGCACGTGCATTATGCAAGCTTGTATTTTTTATCTGTTGTAAACCAGCTTGGCATTGCATATCTTGGTTCAGAAACTGCCAGCACTTCGTGCAAATATGAAGATGGGAATGAAAGTAAAGATCCTTTTTGTGGATAGAACTTATAGTCATAATCTGGGAAATAAATTGCACCGCCGTCAAGACAGTCATTGAGATATAAGATACATGTATGGTCATATTTATATATGGCATCTGGCTCATTATCTATATGAGCTGGAAACCCACCACTAGTGGTTTTTACAAACCAAAGAACAGATAGAGCAACGTCCATTCCAGAATCTTTCTGAGCCACCTCTTCTATTTTGTTTAGATAATCTTTAATTATTGGTTTGGCTTCATCAAAAATATCATCAATTTTATTGGGGGAATCAAAGAACCATGAAGACTTAAAATTATCTTGGCCATATCCCATAATCCTGCCACTTGGTCCATCCTGCCTAAAAGAATCAATATTGTTATTCATTGAAAGCAAGAAAATATCTGCAATCTCATCAGAGATAAAGTTTTTATAAAGTTTGGGTAGCATACAAAAAGTATAGCACAAGTCATGGTATAATTAAAATATGCCATATCATGTTGGAGAAAAAGGTTCATACGGCTGTTCTGGGTACCCAGCAGTTAAAGATGACGATGGAAAGGTCATGGGCTGCCACGACACAGCCCAAGAGGCAGCTGCACAAATTGCAGCCATTGAGGCAAACGAAAAAGGTGTTGGGATTAAAAATCCCGAAGAGTGGCCAGAAACTTCTAAAGCAGAAACAGACAAAGACGGCATGGGATCTCGAATTGGTCAACCAGAGCCAGCATCAAAATCTAAGTCTGCAATTAAAAAACCAAAGAAAAAATCAAAAACTAGTGTTGGTGGAGTTGGCGGTGACCCATCTGGAGCAATTGCTACAACCAATGGGGGTTCATCGATGGGGACAAAAGCTGATGAAAAGGCAGCACCTTGCTGGGATGGTTATACTCAGCGTGGTATGAAGCCAGGCAAAGGCGGAAGAATGGTTCCTAACTGTGTTCCAGTTTCTAAAGCAGATGCCCCAATTGTTGAGGGTGACTTTGTAAGAGCAAATACAACAGAGGGAATTATTATTGGTCAAGTAGAGCATGTAATGCTAGAAGGTGGCACATACGGTCAACCAGGCAATCCGTATGCTGTAGAGTCTACACCAGAAAATCCAGCGGTAGCTGTTAGAATTCTGGAAGAGGAAGACGGAGTATACTATTACACACCATACTCTATCGGTGCCTTGATGTCAGACATTGAAAGAATTAATATGCCTAATATTAGTATGGAAGATTATGAAGATGAAGAATATATGGATAAAGCTGAAGGCTACAGTCCTCCTGCTGGGGTTCGTGCTGCTGCTCGTCGTGCTATCAAGTTCAAAGAAGAGGGTAAAGCCAAAGGTGCAGGAACAGCAGTTGGATGGACAAGAGCTAGACAATTGGCTAATGGAGAGACACTCTCGCTAAGCACAGTAAAGCGTATGTACTCCTACTTTTCACGTCATGAAGTGGATAAGAAGGGCAAAGATTGGGGCAATGCCGCTAATCCATCAAATGGATATATTATGTGGCTTGCTTGGGGTGGAGATGCTGGCTATTCTTGGTCAAGAAAAATTGCTCAGCGTGAGGCAGACAAAGCCCTTTTTGGTGACTTTGGAAAAGATTACACTACTGCCGAAAGACTAAACTGGAAATAATTAGTTTAGATTAATAATATAGCGAACACTATCAATAAAACCAGCCATTACTGCTGTTTTTAGCATTTTGTGAGAAGAAGAACCATGTTTGGGCAAATCTGAAAAATAAACTATGTACTGAGTTTCTGGATAAACTGATTTGATCAATGCTGCATTTGCAATTGCCTTTTTTACATTATCCGTTCTTTTGGCTCCAGGCCTCTTGCCTTCCCCCTGTAGCCCACCCTTTGCCTCAATGTAAACCTGAGTACCCCTGAAGTCATACGCAAAATCAACCTCACATCCAACTTCTGGAATAAATACATTTTTATCAATATCCTTTTGTCCAAATCTAGCAAGATCTTCAAGAACCTGAGACTCAAAAAGATCTCCAGAATGTTTTGATTCAGCCTGAAAATTTTTGCTAATTGTCATAATAAATATGTTATCAGTAAATTGGCGGTATGTCAAGCAGGCTTAGACAAATTTATAACTGGGCAATAGCAATATTGTTTATATTTGATTATCTCAAAATATAGCTCTATGCCTATTCTGTGTAGCTTGCCACAATTGCATTTATATATCACGCTTAATTTTACCAATGCTTTATGAATCTGCTATACTTTAGTAATGGACCTCGAAAAAGAGATAAACAATATTTTGTTTCAAATGGGTAAAGAAATTAAAATTTATCGTGTAGACAGCGAAAACACTGTTATAGATATTGAATATCAGAAATACACTGCTGCCATTTTAAGGGTTTTCATGAACTACCTAAATGAGTAATTACCAGTTTTTTGATAAAAATACATTATGAAAGCCTCCAACATTTAATGAAAAATATTTAATTTTCCATTCTGGGTTAGATTTTAAAAATAAACTTACTGCTTCCTGTGCCTGATATTTACCAGTATTCTGTTGAATGTAATCTGGGTGAAAGCAAAAATCATCAATACCAATTATGCCACTATCTTTCAGCAATTTAGATGCCCATAAGAGATCACTAGATAACTGCTCAAGGCTGTGGTCTGCATCTAGATATATAAAGTCATATTTTTCTGAACTCATAGAATGTAGGCTGGGAAGCACGACCTTGCTATCTCCACTAATGACTTTTATATTATTATTATTCGAAAATCTTTCTCGTACAAACTCTTCCTGTTTATATGTATCATGCCTACCATGAACATCGTAATAGCCAGGAAAAGTATCTATAAGAATAGCATTACGGGGATTTATTGACTTAATTATTTCTTCTGCAAAATCTCCAGATCCAGTTCCAACTTCTATAAAGCTTATTTCATTATCCAGAAAATTAACAATGTGACCACGCTGCTCAATTAGCTTAGTTTGTTCTATTTGCTGGTATGAGATTACTGGAATAGTTTTATCGTAGGGTTCACCAATAATTGGTATTTCATTTTTTGGTTCTGTCAATTTTATAATCCATTCTCTTATAAATCATTATACCCTATAAGCTTGATTTTTGCGTGAGTTTACAGTATAATTCAATTATGAAAACAAAAATATCTCTAATTTTGGTTCTTTTTTCATTGCTTTTGCCTAACCATGCCAACGCTCTTGAAAATGGGATTATTGTACATAATAACACAAGAGCTGTCCCAGTTTATATCAAAACAAATAAGGGCATAACTCTGCAAGTGTGCTCTGGATTCTTATATTCTCCAAAAATAGTTTTTACTGCTGCACATTGCCTTGAGGTTCAAGCTGGCGATGATTATTTTGTAGGTTCTCCAGGAAAACCAACGTTCTCTGGTAAGCTTTTTAATGTCAGGTCTGCTCACAAACATCCAAATTATGTGCCAACAGATATTCCAAACGATTTTGGAGATACAAATGATTTTGCAATTTTGGTGACTGAGAATATAGTCGCAAACGTTAAGCCTGCTATTTTAGCAACTAAAGAAGAAATTGAAAGTATTGATATTGCTTATGTTGCCAGCTATGGATTATATTCCGCACAAGACCGTCTTTCTAGGGATTACTCAAAGGATGTTGTCATGTTAAGGCAGGCAGGATTTAAAATAATTACAAAAAAAGAAGCAATGAAAACAGTCAACTTTTTTATGAAGAAATGGAATCGATCTTATCATCCAGATGGGTTACATTATGTAAGAGTGTCTAAAAATGGACCATCTTTTTGCAATGGTGACTCTGGGTCTGGATTTTTTTATAAAGATATATATCTTGGGATTATGAATTGGCCTGCAGGAATAAATAACTGTGGGATGCATAGTTTTAAGGGTATAAAAGTTATTGGCTCTTTTGATCCCGCATATAAATTTAAACCATTCATATACAGCTTGATCAATAGAATTGATAGACTTGACATCTTATAGCATCCACTGTATACTATAGTTATGCAAACATTTCTTCCATATAAAAGCTTTACAGAATCAGCAAAGGTTTTGGATAGCAAAAGGCTGAATAAGCAAGTGCTTGAGGGGTACCAGATTCTAAAGGTGCTAAATAATCCTGATCCACGTGCAGCATGGAGAAACCATCCAGCTGTCAAAATGTGGAGGGGGTATGAGGCCACACTATATTCTTATATTATGGCTATGGCTAGGGAGGCTACAGTTCGTGGTATCAAGACAGATAAGAATCGTGCCAACCTCACTCAATTAAAAATAGAAACATCAAAAAGCTGGGGCAAATCTAAGCCTCAATGGTATCAAGATGATATCAAGTTAGATAGACTAACAGAATCACACAGAGCTAATCTTTACAGGAAAGATCCAGAGTTCTATGATATATTTCGTAATGACAACGCAAATCCATGTTGCGATAAGTGTCAATACTATTGGATAACTCACGAGGAGAAATAATGGCTAAAATGGCAAGCCTTCATGCAGAAGGTTATACTGATAAAGATCTTGAGCAAATGGCTGAGGTAGAAATTGCTGAAATCTTAGACGATATTTTAATTGATTAGGAATACATAGTGCCAATTCATGTTGATATAAAAATTAATGATACGTTAATCAATACCTTGCACATTGGTAGGTTTTCTGGAGAAGGGACAAAACCAGATAGTGTCAATACCTATCTCATTGTTGAGGGGGATAGACCAAAGTCTTTGGATGACTGGATCAAAGGTAAAGAATATAAGCATCGTTATGGCGATGGTGCAGAGGTTTGTGTAATGAAAGGAATCCAGGCACTTGCTGCTGCACAGCACCCACCACAGCAATTTAGAGATAGGAGTAATGGTGAGTAAATGGATTAAGTTTGAGAAAAGTAGTTGGGGCTTGTCTGCATCAATGATTTTGCTTGATAAGATATGTTTTTATGCTGGCAAAACAGACCATTGGGGTATTGGGACGAACATAAATCTTTATGATAGATCTATTACTTTTGAGATACTAAACCTATATGCTGGTGTAGAAGTTTGGCGTTCAGCCAACGGCGACTAGTCTACGCTTAACTGGATCAAACATCTTTGGACGCTTTTTGTTAGCCTTGCCGTTTTGGCGATTTGAGTTCCGTTCGCCTTTAGTTTTCTTTCCTGCCATATAGAAATTATAGCATAAAGTTCGGCGGAAAATAAGAGGTTCTAACAAGTGCAAGCACTTGACATTCTCTAGTATATCCTGTATACTTTAAGCATGAACAAAAACAAAGATCTAGTAGATCTATACAACGAACACGTAATGGCAAATACAAAGAAAGCCATTCAGAAATCAAAGGAGACAGGCATGGAAACTACAAAGAGAAGCTTAGCAAAAACAGTTAGCTGGGAAGCATTTCACCTGATTGGTGTGGCTGGAGTAATTTATCTATTCACTGGAGAGTGGGAGTATGCCACTTGGGGAGCATTGCTATACATTGCCTGGGAGGCACTAGGATACTTTATCCATGAGCGTGTCTGGGCCAGGTTTGTAAAGATCAAGTAGAATAATGAGCGTAGTTGAAAAACGTTATTGGGTTGAGGGTATCAAGCATGGTATAAAGCTAGAGCGTAAACGTATACTAGAAGAGCTAGCCAAGCTAGAAGAACAATCCCATAGAACAAAAACCCCCATATACCAAGAAGCCATGTTTGCTAAAATAAGGGATATTCTGGAACAGCCAGAGTAGCCAATTTTCTGGGGGTATCAGAAGAGGCCTTCGTAATCCCTAGTATAAGATATAACCCCTAGTACAAACACATAATTCTAAAAGCTCAGTATACTTGATATATGAGCTCAAATAGATTATGTCCTGAATGTCAAATAGAAATGATACCTGTAGTATATGCTCATACTACGTCTACTCTTGAATCAATGGAAAGAGATGGACTTATCAAATTGGCTAGCTGCGTATATCTTGGATGGCCAAATAGACCTACATTGTTTTGCAAGATATGCAGACAATCTGTTTGGCAAGACAATCAATCCCCCCAAAATTTTATAGATCATTAGTCCTGATTTGGATAAAGTTATACACAGATATGTGGAAAGTTATTAACAATTGTGGATAAAATATCTTACTGAGATTATTTCTAAATGGAGTGAAGTGGAGTATTGTGGAGAGATATGGGTAATGGGGCCCATTTAACGAGGGGGATCGTAATGCAGCGGGGATTATACCACACCTTGACCAAATTGTCAATACCCAAATACCAAATACTCCTATCCAAATATCCAAATCCTGTATCCAAATATGCCAAATATCCGCATATAAAACATAACAAAATATCCCCAATTTGGGACAAAATATTTGATAATCGTAATCTTATTTTTTAAAACATGTCCCATATTTGGGGAAACATATCAGAAGGATCGTAATGTATTTATACTAG